AGCAGTGCGAGCATTGTCAAGGGTCAACATATGAATTCCCTTTTTGCTAAAAGATACATTAACATCGTTGAGGATGTCTTTCAAGACCTCAAAGATGTTTTTAAACGCGGATGCTTGAATCGTTTTCAAGAACATTTACTAGATGTAGTGCGCGTTTTCTTTAAGTATTCACGATCATAAAGGTCTTTGAGAAATTGTTTGAAACCTTCTTCTCCACGATCAGCAATAAACTCCTTCCATGACGAGTAACCTTGTTTGTAAGAGTACACATTGCCAAGTGACTTTGGAACTTCATCGGGTCTTCGTATCATTTGTTCAGTTAGTGACTTTCTTGTTTATCTTGGCTTCCAACTCGGGGGTCATCATGGGTGCCAAGGGGGCGCCGTAGGATTCCAGTTCAAAAAGACCAGGTGCCGAATTGGGGTTACCATCAAAGGAAGCAAAGGCCGAGTGATCAAAGGATTCCACTTCGGTTGGCATCATCGAAAGAACCCACTGCTTGACTTCCGGTCCCATCAAAGGTCTCCCGTCCTTGGTGATCAACGCAGGAACGTGGGTGAGTACCTTGCGATAATCTTCTGGAATGGGTTCTTCATGAATGTTTTGATATTTGATCTGATCCTTCACGGGACACTGATCCAAAAGTTTGAATATCTCGAGGCAGTGTTGGCATCGTGGACTGTACAACATAATAGCAAACATGCTTTCTTACAAGCGGCGGTGAATTTATCAGGGGATATAATTTCGCACCATTATATAAGATGCGTATGCAGACTATATTTTTCATCGTGCTGGCAGTCGCGATTGTGGGATACCTCGTTATGAACCGCGAGGGGCTCAGGTGGGATCGCGGGTTTGCTGGATTCCGTCCTGCTGTCACTGGCGTCATTACAGAGGGCAACCTCGAAATCACCGGAAACCCAGTGGAGGATGTGGCGGTCAAGGCTCTGATGATTAAGAAGATTTTGGATGCCACCACCGAAGAGATATTCAGAACCAAGGGTCTCAAGATGTTCCCCATAGAGACGGTGTTCGTTCAGGTGTTTGACTCCCCTGACAAAATTAAGGAACTCAAACAGAAGCGTCCGGACGTCTATGATGCCTATGTCAAATTCCTTCAGGCTCGTGACAAGGATGCCGTGCTTACCAGGGGCGGGGATGGCACCCAACAAGAAGAGCTGGCTCGCGCCTCCCTCATAAGTTACCTCGAGACACTCAAACGCGATCAGGACTATAACACGGTTCCTGACAATGTCCCTGCGACCTACCGTTGTCGCTTCCTTCTGTTGGAGACCGAGCGATTCTACGGTACCGAGGTGGACGTGATCGCCATCGGGGATGAGGATGGTATTGAAATTCAGGGTATCACCAGTCAGCCTCTGAAGGATGGAGATAAGATAAAGGCTTTCCAGGACACTATTCGTGTCGGAGAATGGATGCCCTACGACACCATTGCCAACGCCAACGTTCCCAACAAGAGCGCCCTGGAACTTGCCGAAAAGGCGATCAAGGAAAAGTGGGGTGAGGACATTCAAGCTTACGAAGCGACCGCCACGGCGGACGTGGGTCAGTTTGAACCCGTGAGTACGCCCTATCTTCGTTAGTAAAAACTTTAGAACTAGTAGACAATGCCTCTGAGAGTGGACGAGGTACAACAGATCGACCACAGAAAGCGAGAGCTAAAAAAGAAACTCTATACGGAGCTATACGAACGCGCCAGCACCAAGGTGAGGCAAGTCGCCGATTTGGGACTGCATGAGACCTGGGTGCAGGTGCCTTCGTTCCTTATAGGATTTCCATCATTCGACCTGGACAAGGCAGCCCAGTACGTCGAGCGCCAGTTCATCAACGGCGGGTTCTTCACCCAGCTGTATGAAAATGGTCAGTTATTTGTTTCGTGGTATCCCAAGAAAGCCAAGTCCAAGCCCAAGTCCAAGGAACCTGAGAATGAATTTGCATCCCTGGCAAACCTCAAAAAAGCCGCGGACAAATATCGCTGAATTAAATACGTTTTATCAGTAACTATGGACAATAACCTTAATGTTCTTGTGGAAGCCAAGAAGGAACTTTTGAACCAACTTTCGTCCACCATTCTCCCGAGCGCACTGGACTGTATGGACTCACTCTATGCCGAATCCAAGGTGGAGACCCAGGGACGCAACACGCTCAAGGCGTTTCAGGAGAAACTTGCCAAGATCCCTCAGTGGAACAACTATCAGATCGATAGCGAGGTGGGCAAGTGTGTGGACCGATGTGGAGGATGTCTGGACGAGATGACGGCGGCGTGCTTCGTGGCCACGGTCAAGATCATTTCGTCGGTAAGGCTCTCAAAGGATTCCAGGAAGGTGTCACTGAAGATTCCCACCAACGACGTATTCGTTCTGGGCGTCTACACCAATGTCGCCAAGCGAATCTACGAGGATCCCTATATCTATCAGGAGGTGGTCAGCAGGAACGACCGCCGCAAGGATCTGCTCAAGCGAATGGACGGCGTGGTCGAGGAGACCGTCAAGGAGATGCTCCCGATCAATCAGATCCTGAAGACCTACCTTAACAAAAATGCAGTGGACGTGATGAATGGTGAACCTATAGAACCGGAGCCAGAATCAGAGGCGGATCCCGAATCAGACATGTTTCCCGGCGGCGGCGAGTTGCCAGTGGAGGACGAATCTGAAATGCCAGAAGAGCCCATGGAGCCCATGGAGCCCATGGAGCCAGCAGAGCCCTCTGAACCTTCGTTGCCGATGTCAGAGGAGCCGGTCGATGTGCCTCAGGAAGAGACCAAGAGTTTTACGTTCAATGACAAGATTATGAGGAGGGCGCCCATGCCACCGATGGACGAAGAAGCGGACTTTTCCATCAACCCCAGTGCGAACCGTTAAACATACTAAAATCTGCTTTATTTAATAATGATCAGTGATTCGCTTAAAAATCCTTTGGTCGCGGCGTTGGTCGGTGCGGTCATCACAATGGGCTATATCCAGTTGGTGGCCCGCCTTAATCGCGAGGCGCCTCCCAGAAATGCCGATATGATAAAGCCCGCAATTCTAAATGCCATCTTGGTGGGTTTGATCGTCTATCTCGGAATCTCTCAGCGCGAGGAGATCTATGAGACTCCCTTTCCTGAGGTTAGTCGCGGTATGTAGTTAAAGATTTTAGTCTAGTCAAATAATACTATGGCCAGTGTAGATACATTCAACGAGCTTCTTTTACAGTTTGTGGATGAGCTGGCTCACACGTTCCCAGAGAACACCATTGTGAAGACCTACAGGAATACGGTCAGCATGCTGATCAAGAAGGATCCTGGTGTCTGCCTGGAAACGTTTATGAAGAATGTGAAACCCCACGAGGATCTCATTCGCAATCAGGATGAGCGCATCTTCGAGGAACTTTCACGTAGCTATGGAATTTTGAAGACCTTGGACCTCGAGTCTATGTGGAAGTCCGAGCTTTCAGACAACAGCCGGTCGGCCATCTGGCAGTACGTCCAGGGGCTCTACGTCCTCGGAAACAATGTCGGCGATGAGGAGATTCGGGCGTCCCGCCAAACCAATATGGATTTTTCACCAGAGAAGATCAATAAGTTGTTTGCACCCCAGGGGCCGAGTGGCGAAGACAACCCACTGGCCGGTCTTCTCGGAAATCTGATGAAGCCCGAAATCATGGAGGAAATGACGACCAAAGTTGAAGAGCAGTTTGGCGATGGTCAGGGTGGGTTGGATGAGAATAAGATCATGAGTGCCCTCGGACCGCTGATGGGAAATCTGACCAAGATGCTTGAAAAAAATAACTAGTCAATAAATAAGAATGGAACAACCGTGGTTTAGAAATCCATCGCACTTGTTTGCCAAGAACAAGGTGCTGATTTTTTGGCCTCTGGCTAAACAGAATCCCGTGGAGAGGCTCAACGCCGCCACCCGATTCATTCTCTACACCATGGCGATCCTTTATGTGATTAACCGTGACATCAGGGTCATTTATCTGGGTCTCACAGTTATTATGGTGATGGCGTCGATGTTACTGGCTGGTGGCATCAAGGAAGCTATGCGACCCGCTTCGTTCGAGGAGGAGGGAGTTAGGTTCAACGCGACCACTCCAGGAAAGGCATGCGAGCAGCCGACAAAGGAAAATCCATTGGCCAACGTGCTTCTCTCGGATTATACGGACAATCCGAAGCGCCCGGCGGCGTGCTACTACCCGACCGTCAAGGACAAGGTCAAGGCATTCTTGAATGAGGGCACACCCACCGATCAGGCCGATGTCTATTCGAGTCGAAATCAGGCGTTCCGTGCCTTTTACAGCATGCCGTCCACGACCATCCCCAACGATCAAGGAGCATTCGCTCGGGCAGCCTATGGACCGGTGGTGAACAAGGTCTGCAGGGACGATGGAAGTGCCTGCTACCCCAACGACGCATCCATGTTCGGACAGTCCAGGATGCCAGAACTTCAGCAACTCAGAGGCACTTTCGGTGGCACCACTAGTTAAAATCTCTGGTGATAGTAATATGGCTTATCAGCTCAACACATCAAAGGTTCTTTTGGACGCCGAGAGTCTGCCAGTGGATTGCGCCTACGATCATGTGATCGCGCCTCCCGTTGTCAGCAACCTCAACTATGCAGGTTCGGGTCGGGCTTCGACACCCATCTACGGTACTTCACCCTACATGGCGGGCAAGGGGGCTCCAGGAAATTTGATTCTGGTCGAGGACATGCTTCGCCCTCAGTCTACCACCTTCTTCAAGAAGGGTTATCAGGGTCGCGAGTATGACTTTCCCTCCAAGGACATGTCGTGCTCTGTGCCGCTCCGGACCCGGTCTTGGGATCCGTCAAGCAGTCGGGCCGATGTCCAGAACGTTCTTTTTGAGCGTAGATACAAGTGATTTTTAAAATCTACTCTAGTTTTAATATGGACCCATTGAGTCTTGTGGCCTTGTTAGGGATTGCTGTGGCAGGTCGTCAAATTGCCAGCAGTGACCGCAAAGAAGGTTTTACTTCAGCACCCGTTCCGAACCGAGAGACGCAGCAGTTGCCCTATTTTGGTAGGAACATCAATACTCCTGGTCAGGATTTGACCCTTGTGACCGATATTCTATCTGGACCCTATGTTGACACATCAAAACAGAAAAAAGAAATCGTCGCGACCCTTCAGGACACATCTCCCAATGTTCAGTTCCCGTTTGGTCAGCCCGTCTACAACCTTTATGATCGTCAGAACGTCTCTAGTCGCATGAACAATCTGTCGTCCGCCGAGCGTAGGTTCGTGGGTCCAGGCATTGGCGTCCCGGCAAACGTTCCCTCGTACGGTGGATATCAGCAACAATTCCGTGTGATGCCCAATAACGTCGGCGCGTACAAGCTCACCACACTCCCGGGTAGGTCAGGTCCCGCCAAGGACTTTGTTAACCGAGGGACCGAACGTCTTACCGTTACCCAGAACCGTCCTCAGAAGAGTTATCAGCTTTTGGGAGGCGAAGACAGACGTCCCTTGGAACGGGGTCGCGCGCAGGGACAAGGCGGTATGCTCACCGGTCAGCGTGAACGCGAACGTTACGTGAAGACCCAGCGTCCCACAATCCGTTCGGAGACCTCGACCCGCATGGACGGTCTTGAGTTCGGCGCGGCTAAGAAGTTCGTTTCCGCCGGAACGCTTCAGGAGGCTCCGACCCGCAACAAGGCGAACTTCCAGTCGCGCATCAACGACGTGGCGGCTCCGGGCATTCACTCGTTCGAGGGAGCCTATCAGAACACACAGAATACCATCCTGCTACGTCCCGCCGACCGCGGAAACAAGGGTTATACACCTCCGGGTGGTCGCATGAACGTCCGTGGTTCGGCCACTCAGGCTCAGGGTGCCACTACACACACTCGCGATAGCGCTTCAACCGTCATCGAGGGCGGTGCCGGGAATCAATATCTCGGTCAGAACTACGATATCACTTGGAAACAGAATAACAATGCCTACAAGGGAAATGCAGATTTCAGAACAAACAACCTGGGCCTCGCAGTCAAACAGCTGGATAACAATCCGTTCGCTCTTTCGCTGGCTCAGCACTAAAAAAGTTCAGGAGTCCACTCCGGCCAAATTTTATCCATATCTTCCTTCTCAATACGCCTATTTGGTCTTATTTTATATAATTCTTTCATTTGTTGTAGTTCAGGATCTTCCGGTCTCTTAACAAAACAAGCCTTGTAACGATATCCATCCTCTTTCTTAAATGTCAAAGGAGATAAATAATAGTAAGCGATTGTTTTTCTGTATACATCTTCCGGACACATAATACTCTCAGGTAAACCATGCCAAGAAATTTCATTAGTTTGAAATATAATTGCGCTATTGAATACCACCGGAGAAGATATCTCACATTTCTTACAATCGGCCGACCAAAGTTGAGTATCTCCTTTCCATTCCGGTTTCCAATTTTCAGAAAGATATAATATAATGTTAAGTTGACGTTGCTTATCTTTTAGGTACATATGACGCTCATAATCAAGATGAAGACCAAGGCGTCCATAACGCGGATGGACATGAAGTCCGGCGCCATGTATATAAGGATCAATTTCAAGATCCAATCCAGTAATATATCTAAATAGACCTGTAATGTATTTACTACTTAAAAAGTAAACCAAATCTTTTTGATGAACTGAAAATGTTTCCAATTTGTCATTTGCATATTTAACTTCGATTGGATTATTGTATTTGTGCCACGAGGGGTTCTCCAAAAAATTGTCCGGATAGTTTTCTGCACATTTTCTTGCGAAATCTATATTTAAGAAATTATCAATAATAATATGTTTTACAGGTTTTGAATTGGAAAATTTTTCCTTGAGTTCGTCAACGGAATCAATCCATGCACCAAAATGTGATTTTATCTTGTGGTCTTGAATATTATTTATTAAATCAAGTTCTTCAGGTAAAAGTTTGATTTCAGGCAACATTTAAGTTAATATAATCTTAATTATTTAACTAAACATCATAGATCCTACATTCTAGAGCATGGGGCTCTTCCTTGCAGAACATCTCCATGGCATCCAGTTTGTTCTCTTGTTCACGAACCCGTTGATCGTGAAGACGAGAATAAAGCTCTTCATGTTCCATCCAGTCGTGTACATGTTTGTGTGGATTTTCAATCATCCGTTTGGTGGGTCTTTTCAGTTCGGTGCGCTTTTTGAACATGTACGTAGGCACGTTCCTGAACAAGCAACTGTAGTAGAGCATATTTAAAATTAAAAGTCATTATATTTTTAAGTATGAGACACGAGACGATCGCCATGGAAGTTTCGCCCTTGGAGTTCGAGGGCATCAGGACCATAGACTTCGACGCCCAGGTGGATGATGATGACAAGGTGGTGATCGTCACGATGTCCAGATACTTCATTGGGGACCTCCATGACGAATGTGTCAAGAAGACTGAGAAGATTTTCAAAGGATACAGGGTTAAAACTAACGTGAGAATGTAATTCAATATGATTGAGACAACTACGATTGAGGTACCAGTGAACCCCTTTCACTTTGATGGGATGCGAAGTATTGGAATACCCATCAAGGTGGACCACAAGGAACAGATGATCTACGTGGATTTCATGTCAAACCAGGGAACTCAAATTATGGAAAATTTCCTTGATGAGGTCAGGCACAAGTTTTCGGGATACGAGATCAGGGTAGCCAGGCTTGACCAGTGAGCACCGCCTTGGCATACTTGGTGGCGATCATCGAGTGAATCATCGGCCAGTCCATGACGTTGCTGGCGGTGATCGATAGACCAAATGGATTGGAGTTTACGTACTTGACAAACTCCTTACCGTTCTTTTGTGAGTCGGGTGAAGTGTAATACTCCATCTTCTCAAAAGAGCCCTTGAGCCACTGAACATGGTTTTCGTTTTGAGGATCAAACTGGTCCATCGTTAGTAACTGAAAAGGTTTTTATATCTTTAATTAGTAGGAAATGAGTTCCATAGACAACAACCTTG